GGAACTCAATACCCGGAATGATAACTCCAGTAATGAACTCCATTAACTTCGTGAGAATAGGCATTACGACTGAGCCAACCTTAACGGCTACATCGTCGAACTTGGACTTGAGAACTTCCATTTCGCCAGCGAATGTTTGCGTATACCCGATCGCTTGACCACCAATTTTAGCGTTAAGTTCATCCATCGCCTTAGCGATAGCCTGATTCTTAGGCAAAGTTGTATCGAGGGTGATGCCGAATTCCTTAAACGCCTTAGCGTTGCCCATTGTTGCTTTCTCGAGCGTACCAGCGGCAGTTGAAAGATCCTCGTGCTTGTAGCGGGCAAGATCAGCCGCCATCGACATTAACTTGGTGGACTCAGTAACCGATCCTGTGGCAGTGATAAGTTTGTTGTAAGCGTTCTCTGATTCGGCGGTACTGAAACCTAACGCACTCATTTTCTCTGTAGTTGCTTGGATCTCACTACGATTTGCGGCGGTATTTTGCTTGGCGTTATTAAGAGAAGTTGAAAGCGACTCAGTAGCGACCTGCGTATCTTGGATCGCTTTAACGGCGGAATGCAATCCGTCTGTGAGAAGGGTTAGCCCCTCGGTCAAGATATTGCCAGCAAAGACTCCAGCCATAACGGTTTTGAGTCCAGAGAACTTTGATTCTTGCTCTTTAGCCGCATCACCGATCTTGTTCAGACCAGTGGTTGCCTCTTGAACTGCGGCAGTTAGGTTGGAAAGTTGAACAAGGATTTCAATATTTAATGGTGGGACATCACCTGCCACGGCTATGCTCCCATCGCTCTTGTTACTTCATCTCGGATAAACTGCGAAGCGCGACCAGAACTAACTAAGTAATCCCGCGCCGGCATCATATAAGGATATTTTACCCCACTACGCCAGTTCGACGAGCCGAGTTCTACTGCGCGAGCATACTCAGCACCCGAGGTTGCGCTCGCTACATAAGTGCCAAAGCCTTCTCGACGAGGTGGTAATCCTTGGATATTTCTAAACAAGTTGCCCGTTGCATAGTTCGGACCTTCACCGGTTCTTGGACCAATATGCGGGTTGTGACGAAGCCTATTATTTTTTTGGATAGGTGGATTTTTGACTCGGCTAGCATTTTCCTGAGCGTGAGCGACAAGATCTCTAGTGATAAGTCGGGTTGCATTCATCCCCGCAGTATCCATCCGCTTTTGCCACGCATCTAATGCGGCAAAGACTTCATCTCGATTGTCGCTCAACGCTTCTCCATCTTTTCGATCTTAACTTCTTCGACTGCATCTGCAATCGCTAAAAGCCAATCTGCCCGAGCCGCTGGAAGGTTATCCACTTGCTCAGGAGTCCAACCGAATTTGTTGGCGAACTTAAAATAAAACCACTCCGTTGTGGGATATTCCAGTTCGTCAGATCTCTCGAAGCCTCGGAGTAAATCCTTTAAGCGTTCGAGTTTTCGGTAATTACTTTTGGGTCGCTTGCATTCTCCACAGTATTTTTAAGGTCTGGGAAAAGTTCTGCGGTCAGATCGTCTGTTTCCTTCATCAAAGCGGTGTAATCTGGAATGGAAAGTTCCTCGATCGACTCAACCTTTACGGAAGGAATCAAAAGATCGAATGACCAATCCTCAACGATAGCGGCTAGCAAAGCGTTACCGATAGCGATACCTTTTTGAGCCGCGTTACCTTCATCGCTTGCAAGCATAATGCGGTTACGATCACGAACCTTGAGTTCGCTAGCATCTTTAATCGTTACAGTCGCACCCGAAGGTAGAGAAATCTTGCGTGACATTTTGCCCCCTAGTTAGTTTGCCTTGCTTGTATCTTAGCAAAATCTAGGCAATAGGGGCGCGGGATCACGGCGAAGGCGAGCACAGATCAACCTGCCGCCCCTATTGCGTTCTAGTTTAAGCGACCGAACTGCTTACGGCGTTCTTAACGACCCACTTGATTGGTGAGTAGCCGACTGTGCCTGAATCGGTCAAGTTACCCTGAGCGTTGAAATCAACTACGCACTCGACGAAATCCTTTGAGCGCTCAATAACGGCAAGTGTGTATGCACCCTTAGTCATTGTTGCTTGGATCTGAGTCGCAGTTGAACCTGAGCCAGTGGACCAGTTAAACACGAGTGCAGGTTGGGTATTGGTTAGGTAGTTTGTAAGTTGAGTATCGTTTTCCATAATGAAAGTTGCCTTACCAGAAACTTCCAAAGCGCCGAGGAAAACTTGATACGGAGTCTGCACATTTGATACGCCGTAGATTGGAGTGACAGGGCGTTTCATATCAATGTTGCCCATTGTGTTGTTAGAAATTGTAGTACCAGCAACGCTTACGGTTCCGTACCATACTGCGGTTGGCAAAATAGTCGTAAACGAAGGAGTTGGAGCAGTTGTTGTAGCAGACTGCCATCCGGTTGATTTCGCATCATATTCAAGCAATCCGTCAGCGCTCCACTTGAGAGAGAAGTCAGAGAACTGGTGTCCAGCCCAAGTACGCACATTCGCACCATAGAAGTCGAGAAGTGTGTAGGCGGAAGGCTGAGCATCTGAAGCGGTTGTGCTTGTGTTCTTTAGCGCAAGGGTATGTGTGTAAGGCGCGCTTGAGCCAGTCGTTACATCTTCGCCAAGTACCCCAACGAGCGGGTAAAGGATTGTGTCAGCGAATACCGGTCCACCAAAGTCGAAGGTTGAGTGAACGCGACCCTGAATGTAGTTGTAATTCTTTACAAGCGATCCACGCAAGCCCTCATCGTATAGCGCGTCGTAAACATCTGACGGCTTTAGAGATGATGAAGTTACTGGAATGTAAGCAACCGGAGTGGTTACTGGGGTTCCCTTAGTAGTTTCTTTAGCGATACCGACATAACTGCGGGCTGTATTTTGGACTGACATCTACTCACGCTCCTTGCGTTGTATCAGACGAGGCTGATGGTGTAGTTACTGGTGTTGTTTTCTTTGGTGCAGAAGCGAGAGTAACATCGGCTGAGATAACCTCATCCGCGGACTCAAAAGTGTCACCGGGCTTGACAGTTAGCCCGAGAGTTGGAAACTCGCGCACATCGTCCCCGTTGTATTGGTATGTTGCCATTGTTCTCCCTATGCCTGAATCATTTGTGTAACATCGAATCGAATTTCTGCGAAGGTTTCTGTTGCTCCGTTGTCCGAAGTGGTAGGTTCTCCGTAGATGCAGTCGATCACAGGTTCCGCACCTTGCCAGACATTTACTTGAGTGGAATCACCAAAGTTGTGACTAGCGCGAAGCGTATTCTTGATGTTGTCGATAAGTGTATCAAAATCCGCCATCGCATCCTCGGCATTATTTTGCAAAGAGTGGTGAAAGATCTGCAATACGACTTGAAAATCAACACGCTTCCAACCATTGGTTGCGCCACCAATAGCCAAACGAGTTTCGCGTTCGCTAGCGATAAAGATTACGGCGGCGGCACGACTCATCTGTCCGGCAGTTGCATTGACCTGATAGTTAATACGCTTAGGAAACGAAGTGAAAACTTGGTTTAGTCCAGAGATACTTGCGCCCGTAAGGTAACTGTAAAGCGTAGAGCGTAATTGAACGCGACCGACATTTGCCATTAGCGCATACGCCTAAACGGAGCGAGCAATTCTTTAGCGAGCGCAATATCGGAGCCGATAATGTCTTGGACACTTGGACCACTACTTGCTCGGGTTGTGACTGCCATAGTCAAAGAGTTATCACCACGAACTTTTAGGAATTCGGTCGTAGTTAAGATCGCCGCTTCCTTAATTGCCTGTGGCATATTTCCAACGGCTACGCCTGACGAGTGCGAGTATTTCAGGGTGCTAGTGATGGCTACTGTATTAGATCCATACACATACGAAGGCGATACCACGACCTGTTCAGTATTTTGGCCATCGTAGATGGTAATTACAGTTCCAGCAGTCAATCCAATCGGGTCGATCATTGTGAAAGATGCCGCACCCGCAGTCGCAGATGAGATCAAGCCATTACAGAAGCCAGCGCAATAGTTATACGAGGCGTAAATACGGGAGCGAACTGTTGGGGGAAAGCCGAAAGATAGTGGACCTTGTGACGAGTAAGAAAGCCCGATCTGGCTCATAGGATAAATGATCTGGGACTTCTCGAACCATACGGACTGCAAAGCCCCATCGGTCACCGGCACCATATTGGTCGGAGTCGCGCCATAGGAAAGGGAGTTAAGTGCCACGACATTGTTGTAGTCGGGCGAGATGACCATAAAGCCCTCTTGCGTGATACGGGTACGGGATTGCTCTTGGAAGTTCTGGGCAATTAGGGGCTGGTTCACATAAATGTCGATCCACGATGAAGCCCGTTGGATAACCGAAGCCAGTTCAGCATCTTGTTGCGCAGAGGTTCCGCCAGTAACAAGGTTGTTGTAATCAATCGCAGTCGGAGCGTTCTTATATTCGGCAATCGTTAAATACGATCCAGACTGGAACTGCGTTATTGGCGAAACCGCTGAAGTCATCTTTTAATCTCCGTCTGTTTTAGGTGTAGCCATTTCGTGACCGCAACGCGAACACAACTTAAACCACGATCCGAAGCCACAGTTCTCGCAATTATACCCGCGTTCGTTATCGCCCGTTGTGTGTAAAGCCAAGTTGCCTTCGGTAAAACCTTCTGCCTTTAATGCCGCGATGTCTTTAGGGTTATCAGTTCTATACATTCCATCTCGACCAGCGCGTAAAACTTTCTTGCCAGACTGTCGGTTGATCTCAACCTCTTTAGCGAATCCATCTCTGGGAACTAATCTTGCCATCGTTTGCCTCTCTTAATTTATAGAACAGGGAGAGAGCCGTTAGACCCTCTCCCTGCCGTTTTGCCGGACTGACTATGCTGCTGTGATACCTGACACGATTCCGTTCCAAGCAGGTGCTGAACAGAAGAATGTGCCGCGGAAATAGGTGCTGAACTCGTACGCGAACTGCGTGACCGGCCATTGAATGCCCATATAGTCTTGTACGAGGTAGTTCGCCCATACATCGCTGACCTCGGTGTCAGGGATTGGAAGGGTGTATGACATAACAGGAGCAACGCCCTGTGGAAGCCATGGGTGAACAGTAATGTCGAGTGACTTTCCTGTTGTTTCGTTCACGATTCCGTTAACGACAGAACCGAATGTGACTCCGGTTGCTTCGTCTTGTGAAATCTGCAAACGATAGTTAGCGTTAGCAGAACCCTTGATCGCATCTGAAAGTTGCTTGCGGTCTGAGCCGTTCATCAAGATTTCGTCTGGATCAGCCTTTACTGAGTTGTAAAGGTTAGCGAACACGGTCTGGAACTCAGTTCCTGGGTTTGTGTTCGAGAAGGTTGAGTTGATGTTGTTGTTGTATCCACCGTTAGCACCAAGAAGTGTTGGGAGGATTCCATCGTAACCAGTTGCGTATGCAGAAGTATCTGCTGATGCGCGAGATGCTAGAGCACCTGATGTGTTGTATGGTGCTTGGTTACCAGTTGCGCTTGTTCCTGAGCCACCCAATGTGAAGGTTAGGCTGGTTGTGCGACCCTGATAGTGAGCGTTAGCAACACCTGTTGTTGTTCCAACATAGATGTTGTACGCGATAGCGCCTGTGATAGCAGTAGGAATTGTGATTGTGAGTGCTTGGCTTGAAGTTGCTTGTGAAGCAACAGCAGAAACGATTGACTCACCAAAACCTGTTGAAGAGATACCAGCGTCAGCGGTGTAGTAAACATAATAAGTTGCGTTTGGAAGTGCAGTTACTGATCCGCTT